GCCTGTATCTGAGACGCCTGGACAGTACCCAATACCGCCACGTTCGCCGCCAACGTCCCTGCAACCAAGTCCGCCGGGTCCTGCGAACTGTCCCACGCGCTCCCCGTCGCTGTCTTGTAGATTTTGTATGGCGTTGTGGCGAGATCAACGACTGTCGACCCTGCCGGATAAGCGGCATTCGGGAGCGTGGGCAAGCCATACACCGCGATGAGGTTCAGCAACACGATGTTTTGGCTGCCATCAAGCCCCATCGTGTAGCCCAATGCAGCTACCGTCTTTCCGGCTGAGATGGAGAGTCCAGCGCCGTTATTCGCCGCCGTCCCGCCGGCAGCCGTGGCCTGTATTCCGTCCCCGGCGACTACGCGATCAACCGCCACGTCATCGATCCACCAGTCTCCTGAGATCGCCCCACCGGTCAGGTTGGCCACCCCGAAATACACCAGGGCGTAGGCCGCGTTGGCGGGTGCTACGACGCTCAAAGCAGTGTAGGTCGTCCAGACCGTAGCGGGCACGGGGTACCAGTCCTGAGCCCCGCTGATGTAGGTTCCGGTGGAGCTGTAAAACCCGACGTGAATATCCGCCACTCCGGTGGCGCCGGCCGAGCATTGATAGACGATCTTCATCGCCAACTGATCGCCCGGCTTGCAAGATACTTCCTGCGACGCGACGTAAGCGTTCGATGGCGGCGGAAGCGTCACGAAATGCAGGCTGTACGATCCGCCAGGGGTGTGATTATGGCCCGTCACGACCTCGCACTGAGGAGAGCATACCCAGCCATTCAGACCAAGTTCGAATCCGGGGTTTACTAACTCGTTTGCTCCCGGAGCGGACAGTGCGCCAGGCTTGCCGGCTGGGTTCAGGCCAATGGTCGGGTCAACGGTGTGGATATTAAGAAACGTTAAGTCCAGCGTCCCGAGCGTGGGCGAAGGAGTGAGGTCGAAATGATCGGCTCCCAGCCATGCGGTGGTCTGGAGTGTGTATGCTCCCGTTCCGCCCGAAGAGTCGGTGCCGAGATGCGAGACCGCAAATAGCTGAAACCGAAACGTGCGGTATAGGTTAGGGGTTCCATCGTCGTTCGTTACGGACGGGAAAATCCAGTCATCCATCCCGCCTGGAATGCTAACTATAGTCCCCGGAATAGACAAGCCGCCCTGCTGCCATCCGCTGTCAGTTACCCACTGACCCTGATAAAGGGTAGTGTCGTTATTCGGGAACGTCGGGTCTTCGTGCCACACCCCAAAACCGTCTTCGTATCCTAGTTGGATGATCAGGAACGAAAACCAGTAATACGGGTCTGCGGAAAGGGACGGTTGTGTCCATTGCAGTAAATTCCACTTCCAGCACTGCACGCCGTTTACGTTGACGGCGTAGGTCATCAGGTCATCAGTGTCATCGGGAACGAATAAAGCGTCCGTGATATCGTTCGCCGGGCACGGCTGCGCAACCTGGACCGTAAACGATGCGATGATCGCGGAGACCGGAGGAGTGTCTTGTGCTCCGTCCCCGGAAGCCGCGGCCACGCGCCAATTCCCGTATGCGGGATTGGTCGGTACCCACTGGTCCGTTGTAACAACCTGCCCGACCGTTGTCAGTGCATACTGGTCAAGCCATTGAAACGTTCCCGTACCGGGGTCGATCCACAACCGAACTGTAGCGGGCACGCCCGACATCACCGGAACGATATCGATTAGCATGTGCAGCCCGGCTTCGACGTCCTGGTAGACAGAAGCTGAACGCTCATCGGCGGACAACCCCGTCACGGTTGCAGCCGTGCCGCTTCCGATGGAGCCCGTACCGGTTACTTGCGCCGGGATGCCCGACTCGCTGCGCTGGATCTCGGTCCAGGAGTACGTGGAGTTGTCGGTAAGGATGATGGACGTTCCGCCGCCGACGAATGTGTCCGAGGTGGATGGATCGCACTGAACCGTGACGGTGTTGGCGGAGCCATCCACCTTCTGGACACGCACGGGCTTGTTGGCGGATTGTGAGAACGGAAGAAGCGTGAAGACCACAGGTTGATTCGTGGCGTCACACAGGCGCGTCCCGTCCGTGATCTTCTCTGTGATAAGCAGTGGCATCGTTTAGCTCACCGTGAGCGATGTGCCCTGGGAGGGGAACAGATACATCTCCCGCATTGGGGCTGAGGAAATCGACGCTGAGTTCCCGTTGGCGTCTTCCACCTTCACTTGGAACACCCAGACTTGGCCGGACTCGTTTGGCAGATCCGGAACGGCCACCTGCATGGACAGGGCGTTGTTGGGAATCATCATCGACTTGCTGAGCTTCGCGGGCTCGGTGGACGCTTCGACCACAATCACCAGATCCCCGGTGGCTGGCGTGATAGCCCACTGGCCGGCCAGGTTCACTGTGGTCTGCGGGCTCCCCGTGACGTCCTTCACCACTTGGACGTCGCCCGCGTCAGCCCCCGTGAGAACCATAACGAGGCAGCCCGCCTCAATGCCCGTGTCTCCGCCAGGAAAATAGGGGTTGGCTATCTCGGAATCGGTGAACGAGGTCGCGGTGAACGTGGCGTGGTTCCGCATCACCAGCAGGTCCCCGACGGCCAGCAGGGTGGTCAAGTCCGGAAGCGTGTGGCCGGCGGAGTTCGCCCCGATGGTGAGGGTGAACATCCCTGTGCCTGTATCGGTAAGGGAACTGTGGGCGACGGGAAGGTTCAGGACCGGCAGTTCCAGCGACGGGTCGTACTTCGCCAGGAGTGTGGCAGTCCGATTCGCCCACTGGTCCGTGGTCATGCCGGCGCCGGCGATGGTGACGGTGTTAGACGTTACGCCCGTTACGCCCTGCACTTGCTGAGCCCACGGGCCACCGTGCACTTCCTTGAACCACTGAACCGCGAGATGGTCCGCCACGGAATCCGGGCCGCCGGGGGTGTTCTCGGCGAACGCCGTGATGACGGCCGACGTCACGCCGGAAGCCACGCCCTGGTTCTGATGCCATCCCCCAACGCTGCCCGAAGGGGATGCCAGGTAGACGTCGCCGCCGTTCGCCCCTGTCGGCCAGGTGATCGTCACCGCAATGGAACCGGTCCCGCCGGAAGGAATCACAACCGACACGATGTTCGAGAAGTCCGTGTTCCGGTACGGCGTGGCCGTGTCGAACGCCGCGACCGCCACTTCGTAGACGCCCGCCGCCAGCGCCCCGGCGGTCCCGACGGTGCACGAAATGACGGGCGGCTGAAGCAGTTGCGATGTGAGGGTGATGGGCGGGATGCCCTTGATTGACACCCCCACGGTTGGGGCACCGCTGCCGTCGATGCCGTAGACCGGCTGTAAGCCGAACGTGCCCTTGCCTGATGCGCCCTTTGGGTACACTGCATCGCCCGCCAGCGGAGCCACGTAACCAGGGGACCACGGGAACGGCGCCCGCGGCCCGGTGATGAAGTGCTCGTAGGCCGCGACCAGCGAGACGTCCTGTTCCATCATGCCGGCGGAATTGAAGCTGGTGAACTTGAAGTACCGCACCTGCCCGACGTCGCTCCACTGGTACGGCGCTTCGAACATGGCCGGATCGACTTTACAGAACAGCGCGCCGGCCGCGTGGGCCTGGATGCGCGTTCCGAACACGCCGCGACGAAGATAGGTCAGGCTGTAGGCGCACGCGCTCACCGGCGTGGCCGTCCGGTAGGCCATCAACTCCTGGTCCACCAGGATCAGCGAGACGTCCTGGTCCGCCTGGGTTTGGCTGTAGGATTCCAGCGTCCCGAGGCTCATGGTCAGGTCAACCGCCAGCGTGCCAGTAGAATCGGGGTCTGCGTTGGCCGCCAGGCTGGCCGTGAGCACCCCCATGACCGCCGGGCCCGTCTGCCGCCCCACCACGCTGTAGCTGGCCCCGTCGGCGCTCATGTGGATGGTGGCGCCGCCCCAATGCGGGCCGCCGCTCAGCCCCATCAGGAGGGTGTAGAGCGGAATCGAGGCCATGCCAGCCACAGCCTCAAAGAACACCGGCGGGTTCACGGATCCGGGGTCCGCGTAGTACCCGGGCCCCATCGCGCCGGTAACCTGCTTCCCGTGCAGCGTCGGCGCCGAAACGGACCACGGGAACTCTTCGCACTTCACCGTGAGGGCCAACTGATCGTCTTCCTCGATGGAAACGATGCGCACCGGCTTCTTCACGCACCCTAGGTAGGGATCCGTGATGGTCACGATGTCCATCGGCTCCAAGAGGGGGTATATCGCCGCGCTCAACTTGAACTCATAGGTGCAGCCGCCCTCGATATAGCACTTCCGCTGCACCAGCGTGCGGGCCACCGCCGCGCCCGTCGCCTGGCCGCAGATCATGTGCTGGCTCACCGGCGAGGCCGGCCGTGCGCCGTACAGCCCCACGTGACAAGCGTCTTCCTCCGTCACCGGCTCGGCGTTGTACTGGTTCGATCTGTTGCACCACTCTACCGTGACTTGGTTGTAGGCGTCCCGCACGCTCGGGCGTGTCTGCTTGATCGGCGCTTCCCCCGGCGCGCAAAGGAAATCGTCATCGTCCAGGTCGTACTGCGGTTGGGTGTTCGGGGTGAACGTAGAACCGTTTCCGATGGCGCTGGTGTCGCCGTACGACCGAAACTTCAGCAGGCCCTCGGACCAGAAGCAGTTCCCGTTCTGGACATCCATGACGTCCTGGATGAACTGGGCGGCCGTCTGCGCGGAGTCGAGCAAGGGCGACACGAACAACCCGTTGGCCGCGCAGTACGTGTAAAGCTCGCCAGACGGCCCCAGCCCACAGGTGGCGCTATCGGACGGAAGGTCTGCGGCGTCCCACCCCAGCGGCCCGTATAGCGGGCTGGTGAGCAAATCCTTGATGACGTCGGCCGCGCAGCAATCCACGATGGATCCGCCGAACGGCACGAATCCGACAACCTCGAAATTCAGGTTCGGCAACATCCCGGCGGAGCCCAGGTCGAATAGGGCGCTCCCGACGCACGCCAGTTCGGAATAACCGACGGCCTGGGGCCCGGGGAAGTTACTCACCAGGAAATTCCACGGCGCCTGCCCCAACGTGCCAGGAAATAGCACTAGGTCCAGGTGTACGAGCGGATCTCCGGTGGTGCTGAAATTGGACGTCATGACCATGTAGTCGATGGTCATTACGGCGCTGTTGGCCCCGTCCGCCGCGGAGAACAGGTAGTGCGCCCCGCCGCTGTCCACGTTCAGCGTGTACTGGCCAAGCCCTGGCGAAGCGGAACCTCCGCCCGTGGCATACGTCACCAGCAGTTCGGAAGTATCGCCGGCGGCCGGAACGGCTCCGGTTTGCGTGAGGATTGTGGACCCGACGGTGTAGGTGAAATCCACCGCCCCAGACGTGCCGAACGTGGGATACGTGACAGTCGAGAACTGGTCTGTCAACTGAACCCCGGTGATGCTGCTGGCCGGTTGCGAGAGCGCAAAGGTCAGGTGGACGCCATCGGCGACGAAGTTGTCCTGTCTTATGTTTGGCACGCCGCCCAGGATCGGGACCAACTGCATCGGCGTCTGGTGCGTCACCGTGAACGTCCTGGGCCCCGGAGATCCTGAATCGTCCGCCGTTATCGTGGTGGTGTCGGCGCGCGAAACTCCATTGTCCAGATACCAGGAGTTCCCGTGCGGGTTGTACCCGGACTCCGGCGTGGTGTACGTCCCGCCGCCTCCCGACACGGTGAACGTGTGGGTCACGCGGAAAAGCTGGTACTGGTCTTTGTCGTTCCAGACGTTGACGATGCCGCCTATCGGCCCCTGGCACAGCCCAATCATCAGGGAACAGGTGTAGTCGTACTGTTGGTTCGATCCGCTCTTGCCCGATCCGCCGGCCTTCCCGCCCATCTTGCCGCCGGACGTGATTGGGTTTGGTGTCCAGTTTCCAGTCCAAACGCAATTCCCGGCCAGGCGCCGCCGGCCGTATACGATGGGAATTACCGTGCCGTTCAGGCTGCGTTGCACGGCAAGTCCGAACAATTGGCTGGTGCTGTGCGCGTTCGTGGGCGATTTGAGCATTTGACTTTTTGGGCTGCCAGGCGTATTCTGAATTTGTCGGTAGCTCCGACAGAGCCACCAGTCTCGGGGTGGGGTTCAAATCCCTTGAGCCGCCCCGCCCCCACTGGAACGCTCAAAGCCCAAGAATGAAGCTCTATAACAATTCGGCTTGCCCGATTCAAAACGTAGGCATTCTTGCGCAACCGCTCGGTGAGGTCGAGGTAGCCGTCGAAAGGGACGCAGGCGGGTAGCGGGTATCAAAGCTCGCGGCGGCCCGGCAATACGTCAAGAGCCCGGCCGCGGCGACCTGCGTTATACCGTGCGGGGCATCGTCAGGTGTAACTCCAGACTCCGCAGAAGAGGAACGGGCAGGTGCGTGCCAAGATCAAACCGCACCCGTCGAAGCGAATACCGTGGCTCCATACCGCAGAATTTCGCTGTGACGAGAGGAACAGGAAGGTCTGTTTCTTTCGTCTCGCTCCCCCGTCCACCACCCGCAGATTAAGGTTTCATGAAGGTTTCACGTGGTCTTGGACAAACCGCATCCACTATGCCGCGAACGGAGAGAAGAACCTCACCGGACGCCGCCGGAGCAACGGCTCCTGGTGGGCATCGGCCAGGCTCACCCGCATCCCGCGCCGGCAGACATGCATAATTGTTGGCCATGCCTGCATAACGATGGCCCCGTGAGCCCAGATTCGCTCCAACTTGAAGATAGCCATGTCGCCCGGCAGCGGGGCATCCACCTCGCGGAGGTGCTGCTGGACCAGCCGTAGATATCCCTCATCCGAGGTATGTCTTGCCCAGTCGGCCGCAAAGTGGGGCAATGTGGCCAGCACCAGCGGGTTGAGCAGACCGCATTCGACATACACCGCGGCTGCGAGCCTCGCACAATCCACCCCGACGCCCCGGATAGAGCAATTCATCGCAAACGGAGTCGAGGTCCAGCGCATTGCTTCAGCCACCACGGCGGCCCGTTGCTCAAATTCCGTCATGCGCTGCCCATCTCCGGCCGCGGGATAAAATCAGTCCCTCCGTAGAAAGTAGTATTCCCCACCGGCGCCGGATTCACCGCAGTGAATTTTCCGGCGCAAGCGTTCCACGTCTTCGGGCAACCGGGGCAAACCGTGAACGCATCGCCGGCCGCCGGCACGCCCGGAAGCGGTGGCAGCACCGAGATCGACCCATCGTACCCGCTGATGAAACGGGAGATCCCGGCGTTTACGCCGCCGCCATGCGCCGCGTCGTTGAACTTGATGGTCCCCAGGGCGAAGTACCCGCTGGTCGCCACCGAGGGCACAGGTTGGCCCTGTACGAGGCCGCTGCCAGGCTCCGTCCACCGGGCACCAGAAGAAAACGGGGCTGAGTTCTGAAGTTGCTCATTTCCGCTGGGCGACTCCGGACTCCACGCATAATCCGAAATGTAGGGGGGATTAGGAAGGAGGCCGGCCACCGCCGCCACGTAGAGGTTCCACCCGCTCACCCCCAACGAGAGCATGGGCGTCGGGATGTTGAACGTCGCCTGGATGTAGTACGCCCCGCTGGTGATGTAAATGGCGCTGGTCGGGCCCGGCAGGCTCTCGCCGTTCGGCCCGGTGTACGTCACCCGGGCGTAGTACGTGACCGGCGCGTAGAGGTTGTGGCCCGTGGCCGTGGGATGCACGGAGTTCAGCGTCGGGCCGGAAACTGGCGTCGGAAGCGGGCCTGGGTAGCTGCTGACACTGAGGTTGGTCTGGATCACGCTGGCATTCGATGCCGGCGTTGTGGCCACCGTGCTGGCCACCGTGTACGTCGCCAGGTTCACCCCGCACCCCGCATCTCCCAGCGTGTGGCGGCACCCCGGCCCGTAGAGGTTCCGCGGTACGTTGGTGTTCAGCAGCTCCAGTTTGTCCTTGCAGGTCAGGACTGCATGAGCGCGGTCCAGTTCCGAAATGTCGGCCACCTGCCCCAAGAACCACTTGTAAATCGCGCCGATGGGGGCGAAGGCGCTGTTGAGGTACAGCCGGTCGACCTGAACGGCGGCGCCGTCAAACTGCCCCTGCGCGATGGCCGCCAGCACGGTGTAGGTTCCGATCTCGGCTTGCGGCGGCGCGAAGATCGACAGGTCCATCTCGCTAGGCTCCAGCCCGACGGCCATCCGGAGCTTCGACCGGTTTACATACGGCCAGGCGCTGCTGAACGTGTGGCCGCCCCACACGATGTCCTGGTCCCAGGAGGCCAAGCGAAGGATCGTGCCGCCCACCAGCGTTATGGTGAAGAGGTCGATCACCGCGCAGGCATTCCCGACGGACGCCAGGGCCGCGGCGTTCAGGTAGGTCACCAGCGCGGAATCGACGTTTGTTCGCATGGCGTTTAGGGTATATAGTTGTTTTATGGACAAGTTCAAAATGACGCTGAAATCCGCTATCCGCGAGGCGGTAACAGCGGCCACCAACATTCTCCTGATCCTATGCTGGATTCCGTTCGGCCCCATTATGAACGGACAGGAAAAGAAACCAGTGCGGCTCAAGATCGGCTATTTGCGCTGCCTTGTCGCTTGGCTCGGAGTATTCTGGCCACGCAGCGGAGACATCCAGATGAGCGACTTGGCCGACGACTACATGGCAAGATTTCACATCGCGCGTGAAGACGTTTTTAAGGCGGCCCACGCTGCACTGCGCGTGCTGGGCGCTAAGTACGAAGTGTGCAATCTATGAGACACTCCCATTCGCGCGGTCGCGCATCTTGTCCCGTATCAGATGCGACTCTTTCTCGACGCTCGTTCTTCGCGCTTGCTGTTTTGTTGGTATTGTCCCCAAAGTCATTATGGCGTGCGATCAATGCGGTTTCAGAGCACGGCCAGTACGAAACGAAAATCTTCCACGGGTTAGGAAACGGGCGCGTGATCGAGATAGATTCAGCCATTCAGCGTTGCGTGGCGCGCGCTGAAAAACCCGCCCTGCTCGAATTTGGATTGCGCGCCATTCAGCAGTTTCATGATGCCTGCTTCTCCGGTCAAACCCCAATGCTAACGTTTTGGGGCAAAGCGGACAATCTCTCGAATCTCGCAGGTGGATTCTGCGTCGAGGAATACCAAACCCCTTACGGGATGGTGGGCGTAAAGATCAATGCCTCCCTCAAGCCGCGTGAATATCGGCTGCTGGCAGTGTGACCAACACCAACGGCGGCCATTCCTGGAGGTCTTTGGCTACCCTCCGATTCATCCACGCGATTGCTTCTTCGACTTTCCGAACATGCTGTTCGTCGAAGGAATCTGTTAACACCTTCTCGGGCTTCGGCGCCGCGAAGACCCCAGCGATCATAGCGAACAGGGAGCGTCTTGTCATGCAGTGATTCCTCCGAACATGTGGCGTTCTTCTTCCTCCCAGAGCCTAGCGAGCCCATCGAAGATTCGTTGCGCATCCGCTGCCATCCACGCCACGTCGCTTGGATGAACTTCGTAGTCATGTTCATGGCGCGGCAATGAGCCAGCGAATAAAGACTCGACAGATACCGCATCCTGAAAGTAGGGGGCATCTCCGCGCTCTACTATTAAGCTTTGCGCCTCTGCCAGCCCTTCTTGCTCGAACAGGCCCCTTTGGCGGCGCATGTTCGTTGCGTCAGCGAGTGTCCATGTGTCCATAGAGCGATTATATTCTAAGCCCGCACGCTCTGCAACGTCACTTTCCGACACTCCCAGATCCCTGCCACGTTCCCCAGCCTGCCGGCCGGTTGCGCCTGGTCGACGCCCATGACCGACATCTCCAGTTCGTCGCCCTCCACTCGCACCCGCCAGAAGTACCCGAAGTCGGCGGTGATAAGCCCTGTTGGAGCATAGCCGGTGTCGAACGTCAGCAGCCCGGTGGATGAGACGCCGTAGTGGATCGACTGGAGCACCCCCGCCACGTAGATGTTGACCGCCGGCGCGGGTGCCAGGGTGGCCGTGATCCCGTTGATGTCGTAGATCGGCTGCGTCTGCGCGCCATTCGAGCGCTGGAGTTGGAACGCGAGGGTAACGCCGTTGCCCGTCCCGATAATCTGGTTCGAGACGTAGCAGTCGTTCTCATCGTAAAGCAGGAAACTGTCGTACGGGCCACTCCGCGCCCCCAGAAATCCGAGGAAGTTCTGGTAGTCGGAAATGGAACCGTTTTGATTCAGATACGTGAATATGAGGTCCCACTGCCAGCGCGGATACTGATAGTTCGGCGAGCGCACTTCCATCCCGCTGGCGCTGGTCTGCTGGATTGTGGACGTCTGCATTCGGCGCGTGATCGGGAAGGTGAGACCCGCCATGCCCACGCCCGTGAAGATCGCATTCGACATCAGAATGCCGCCTGTCCGGCCGGCGCATAAGGCCGAATCACTTCGCGCATCAGCTTCTTGAGTTGCGATTTGTTCGCCATGATGGAGCCAGGAGATTCACCCGCGGCGGCATGGTAGGCCACGTTGTAGTGATGGTGCACCGTGTTACCGCCGGAGTTGTAGTTCTTCGTCTGGTCTGCCGTCAGAACCTTTTCCCCTTTGTGCAGAAACATCGGGAACGGTCCGCCGGTGGATGGCATGTCGGCGCCCTTCTCGGCGAATCCCGCCACGGCAGCGAACGCGGCGGCCGCGGCCTCTGGAGCCAGATACGGCCCTACCACCGGAATGGCGGTCACAGCGGCATAGGTATTCTTGAACGCCGTGCGCGCGTCGGTCATGCCCATTTCCGTGCCGACCAGTTTGTGGATAATGGCCTGGGCAATCATTTGGGTGACGGCCCGCTCGATGTTCATTATCATCTGGTCCGCCATCTCGCGGAAGGAATGAGCCATGGACGCGGCGAAAGACTTCCCGCCTTTGATCCATGAGTTGAACCCGGAGTCGAACGCGCTGGAAATGGAGGTGATGCCCTTCACCATGGTGTCCTGCATCGTGGTCATAGCCGTTTTGGATTCGATATTCAGCTTCGCCATGGCGGCCAGGTACTTATCGTTCAACGCTTGGATTTTTGCTTGAGCTGCCGCAACGGCTCCCAGGTCCGGCCCACCCATCGGCCCCGCCGTCTGCGCTTTGGTGAGTTCCCCCATAGCAGAACCTGCCTGCGATTTGTACTCCTGCGTCTCCAGGTCTTTCAACTGCTGGACCTTCGCTGCTTGGCTGATCCGGTGGTTCTTCGCATCGTCTTCCACCGACGCCTTATTGGCATCGTAGACGCGCGTAGCGTGCGCTATCTCGGCGTTGGCCATGATCTCGGCCGCCCGGTTCGCTTCTTCCATGCGCCGCTTCCCAAGCGCCAGTTCCCGCTCGAACCCGCGGCGACCCTCTTCATCCGTGCGCTCCCAGAATCTCTGAAGGAACTCGATGCGCTTCGCATCAGCCTTCTGGTCTTCCTCTGCCACCCGCGCCTTCAGCTTGGCGTTTGTCTCGGCCGCCTTATCGGCGGCGGCCTGAAGTTGGTTCTCCGCCTCGGCGATGATGGCCGACTTTTTCTCGGGGTCTTTCTCGGCGCCAGATTCCAGCGCAGCCTTGCCTTGGATTCCAACCTGCGTGATGGTGAGTTCCTGTTTGTTCAGGTCAAGCAAGCGCGCCAAATTGGCGTCCGCCGAGATCTTCCCCAGTTTCTCTTCTTCTTCGTATTCCGCACGCTTCAACTCCAGCGTGGCCTTCGCGTGCTCGGTTACGCCGGACAGCACGATCTGTGGGGTCTTGTCTTCTTTCGCTTCTCCTGGGATGTGGACCTTCGGGGTTTTCCCGGCGGCTGACGCTGCTTCGGCTGCGTTGAGCTTCTCATAGTACGCTGTGCGGAGATTACCCGCCCGCTGAATCGCCTCGTTCTCAATGTCGAGTGAGCGCGTCACTTCCGAGGCCGCAAGGGTGAAGTTCCCGGTCGACGCGTCCGCCAAAGCCCCAAGTAGCACGATGGATTCTTTGGCGCGCGCCTGCAATCGAAAACTGAACATCTCGAAGTTGAGTTCGAAATGCTCGATGCCGGTAGCAACTTTCGTTACGAAATCGGCGAAGGCGTTTACGACGGGAGCGAAGGTCTTCCCGATGGCTTCCATAGCAAACAGCCAATGGTCTTTCATTTCCTGCATGTGGCCAGACGTAGAGTTCGCCACCTCCTTCGCGGCGCCGCCCCACTTCTCCAAAGCCGCAACTAGAACATCGGTGCGCGCCGCCGTAGTGAGAGACCGGAACGACTTCTCCATGTCCGGCACGGACACGCCCATGACTCCCGCCAGGTCCTTGGCCTGGAGCCCAAGCGCAATCAATTGCCTGGTTCCTGCCATCCCCGCGAGGGCCATGCGCTCGATGGCCGACGCTGCGGAATCAAAGTCATTCCCAGTAGCGGCAGCCGCGCCGGCCGCGGCCCTGATTGCCCGCTCTACCTGCTCCGACGCCATCCCGAAGGCGGTCATCCGCTGTTCTGCATGGACAAGGCTTTCGAACGGCAACGCGAGCTCAACCGCCACCTTTTTCAGGTGCTCAACCGTCTCGGCCGCCTTCTCGCTGCTGTGCATCAGGAACCCGAGGGCAATTGTCGCGCGCTCGGTCTGCGCAAACCCCATAATGGCTTCAGTGATGGTTTCCTTAATGGCACGCAGGCTGAGATCAATCCCGGCGAACTCCAACAGCGTCCGCAGCAGTTCGTTGGCTTTCTCCCCGCTATGCTCCGCCGCGTCCCCAAATTCATGAACCTGATCCGCGGCGTGCTGCATGGATGGCGCAACGGTGTCGGCCACGGCGCTGGTCCCCGCCAGGGAAGCCGCAAACGCATCCATCCCGGCCCCCATGCTTGCCGTCCCCGCAAGGAGGTCTTGATGCGCCTTCAGGTTCTCCGCCATGGTAGCGGTCAACGCATCGAAGTTCGCACCGAGAGAGACGACGCGATCCGCTACCGAATCGAACTGCGGGCTCGCTTCGTCCGTCCCCGTGATTTGTACTCGAATCTGATCGTCGGGCATGGGTATTGGCTCTATGCGGTCTTCCTGTCGAATCGCAGCGGGTTGAGTTGCATGGGCTTCACTGGATTCGGATTCACGCGCATCCCGAAGCCTTCAAGCCCGGCGAACGTGGCGGTGGACTTCGGCGGAGCGGCTGACTTGCGGGAAGACGGCGCCGCGACCGGCCCCGCTTCGCGCGAAGAGAACACGGCCGCTACCAATTCATGCACCGGCGGGTTCTTCGACCAGTACAGGATGCCGTCCATGGCATCCCGCACCGTCACCTTCCACCGGATGTACTCCATCGGCCACCCGGTCACCGTGGCTATGCGCCAGCGGATGTCGCGCCAGGAGATCTTTCCCCCGCTGGCAGAAATTCCCCCAACGCTTCGTACACCTCATCTTCGCCGCTGGTCCCGGTAGCGATGGCGTACGCTTCGAACACGTTCTTGAAGGTGAAGAACGCCTTCACCTCGGCCAGCGTGATCTTCGGGTAGTTGAGCGCCGCCGCGGCATGGATGGCCGTGAGCATCAAGTCGCGCCGGTCCTTCCACGGGATAGCCTTGTCGGAGCACTTTTCGAGATCGGCTTCCAACGCTTCGGCGTCCCCGAGGCTCATGGACGGTAGGATGATATATGAGTTTCCCCGGCGGAACATCTTCCCGCCGAACGCTACGGTCTGTGGCATGTTCGATTTCCTCCCAAGCGGGGCAGCCGGTTATTGCCGCCCCGCGCTGTTCACTGTTTTGTGTCAGACCCGGCCGCTGAACTACGCCGCCACGTCTTGGTTGATGCTGCCGATATATCCGGTCCCGTCGTCCATCGCAGCGAAGTCGAACTCGGGGATGTTCCAGTCGTTGAACTTCCAACTTATTGACAGTTTGTTGCTGAGGCACTTATTCAATCGAATCGTGACCATCTTTCCGTCGATCTGCGCGTTGCTGATGACGACGGCGAAGCGCGGGCCGCTGCCCATGGCGATGTTCGGGATGTTGAAGTACACGCTACCGCCGCCGCTCGCCACGGTGTAGCTGTAGGTGATCTGCTTCGGGTTCGTGTCGGTCGAGAAGAAGGTGTAGACGCCGCCCGTGCTGACCTTGTACTGCCCCGCCGCCGGAGTGCCGGTGGCGCTGATGTTGATATTCCACAGCCCGGTGATCGTATCGTAGACGCCGAGGTCTTCGACGAACGTGGCAGCTTGGGCTACGGTCGCCACGCCGCTGCCGGTGGGTGTGATGGCCTCATCGAGAGACACGCGCCGGGTGTTGCCCGACGTCGGCGCGGGGGCCCCGAAGAACATGTTGAACAGGTCCGACTTGAACTGCGCACCCTTGGCTTTGCCGCTGACCTTTAACTCGGTGTCCATGACGAACGCGGCAACGCGGTTTTTGCCGTACAGTTCCTTCGTGGACCCGCTGAAATCGACAGAGACATCCTGGAGGATGCCGAAACGCCGCGGAGTCGGGCCGCTGATTCCCGCGGTTACTGAATTGGGAACCCAGATGACATCCCCGACGCCGCCTTGAACGAGTTGACTCATGATGATGCTCCTTTTCTTCTGTTGTCTGGAAATGCCGGCGCCGCCGGCCCGTTGAAAACCGTGCTGCCTACCAAGTCGTAATGCGCGCGGGCACGTAGGCGAATCCTTGCCCGCCCTTTGCGCCGCTGTAGGGCTTCTCTTCGCCCGTTAGCCTCGCCCACTCCACCAGGCCCCCCAGCGTCTGCGGATGGCCCCCAGGGCTCCTGGGGTTGTCGCCCGGCAGTGCTGCTTCGATGGCGTCCAAAAGCGGGTTCATATTCGGGAAGACCTGATCGGGGTCTTCGTTGAAGACGTACAGCCCCAGCATGACGTCCATATCCCACTGGTACGCCAGCCCGCCGGTGGGCCCGGTCTTGGGCGACTCCCCTATCTGCTCCAGGTAGAGCGCCGGCTGTTGTTCCGGTGGAAGGTCGCTGAAGACCACCGACCGTCGGCACACGTTTCTGAGCCCCTGGATGCTGCCCTTCATCAGGTTGAACAGCGCCTGATAGATGGTCTCGCGGCAAGGACCGTACGTGGCTGGGGTGGTGGTGAACGGCCCGACAGGACTTGCGAGCGTGAGTTGCGATTCCGATTGCACGGAGGCGATGGTGACCGTTGCGCCGCCGATCACCAGCGGCAAGGTGGCCCACGTGGCGTCGAAGGAGCGGCCACGCGAACGGGTTACAGCCGTCCCGCCGCTATCAGTAGTGCATGTGCCGAGATGCTTCATCGCTGAATCCCTTCTCCCACCGCCCGCTCAATCCACGACAAATATTCCGGCTCATTCGCATGAAGCGCGGCCCTCATGAAACTGCGCTCGGGAAATGTCGCCTGATGCGCTTGCACTGTCCAACTGTCGGCGATGGGGTGAATGCCCGCCCGGCGCATTGTCCGCGTCCCCTTCTTGGTCCGATGCGCCATGTGCTCTGGGATCGTGAAGGTGCCGCCGTATTCGTGGATAGCCCCGTATGCCGCCAACCCGCCGCCGCCCTGAACGACGGCCGAAATAGTGAACGGCCCCGCTCCGGTGTAATTCCCGCCCCACTCTACCCACCGCCGGACGCTGCCCTTGAGCAACCCCGTGCGGTGATGAAGAACCTGTCCCTCCAAGTAGTCATTCTGGATGGACCGCTGGAGGTCCTTGGAGATTCGGTCGAAGCACTCCTGCACCGAACTACGTAATCCCGCGCCGCGGCCCCGCAGCCGGGCGGCGACCACCTCGGTATTGTGCGTGAGGGTGAAGGACATGGAATAAAGCGTGGAATAATCCGAGCGCGTTTTGTCGCAACTCAGAACACCGGTATGGTCTGATACGCATCCATGACGGCCAAAATATCGGGGTCGAAAATCCACGAACGATATGAGATCGTCCCCGCCTGCGGAATCATCTGGCTCGACTGGTCCACCCAGCCGCGCCGCTTGAACGTGAGCACCACCATCTTGCAGCACTTCTCCGCCACATCGTCCGGCACGCCATTGAAGCCGGCCACGTAGCTGACTTCCACGTTCTGGGTTCCGCGCGCGAAGCAGTACGGCCGCGCGTACCGGCTCCGCCAGGTGGACACGTTCCACCCGCCGCCGAAACTGCGCATCGCCAGGCACTTGCCCCCCTGGTCGATCACAAAGCCCGGCGCCGTGATGCTGGTGCTCGCCGGAATCGCCAACCCGTTGATGCTGAGTTCCGAAACCGACACGATAGGCCACAGCCGCAAAAACAGCCTATCGTTGCCGTTCCCGTCGTACCACTCCGGTCCGCACGTCACTTGCTCGACAAGGCTCGATGTGGCCGGGGTGGACCCGTCAACGTGCACGCGCCCCGTCTTGCGCAGCCAATACAAGCTGGCCGCCGTTATCATGCCCGCCAGCAGCCCGTCCTGTGCCGTGCACACCGGAGTCGCGGGAACAACCGGCGGACCCACTGAGGCCGCGGCGTGAGCCAAGGCGAAGTTCGCAGTGAAGGTGGAGGATGTCACCGCCGCGACCTTCACGCTTTCCCGGTTAACGCCACTGTCTACCCAGAGATCGGACCCCACGGCGATGTTCGCCATCGTGGCCGGCGTCACCACCACGCCATTGCCCGGCGAGATGGCGAGCGGGATGGTGGTGTCCACCACGCCACCCTGGAGCGATGCCCACGTCTTCACGTCGGCAAGTGTGGTCAGATCGAGCGCGTTGGGAGTGAGTAGGCTGGACATGGGGATTGAACTCTACGCCGGCCTACGTTCCGGCGTTGGCGGGTACCGTCCGCACGCTTCGGGCCGCCCGGAGGAGGAAACGGCCGAAGTTCGCAAAAGGTGGTTAGTACAAAAGCGCGACCGGCCCGGTAGCG